TTTACCTGCCAACTTAGCAGCTTCCCTTAACCTATACATTTCAGTTACAGGTATATCAAATTCACCCGTTTCTTTGTTAAATGTAACCGCCGACTCTGCCATGTTTAACATCGCGTCTTGTATTCCACCAACGTTTGTTTGAGCCATGTTCAATAACATAAATGGGTCTGCAAGGTCTCCAACGGCACCTCCCAACATTTGGAATCCCGCAGCCATTTCTATTGCTTGTTCTGGGTCCATAAGTTTTTCAGCCAAAGAAAATGTTTGTGATACATCGATTCTTAAAGCCTGTGCTTTTGCCAACATTTTTGAGAAACCCTCCACACCTTCTTTGAAGTTATATGAACTTAACATCTTAACATTACTACCAATAGTTTTCATGAACTGTCCAACGTTTATACCATAAGTTCTTGCTTGTTTTTGCATATTACTTATGTTATTAATCGCCTTATCTGTTCCAACTCCCATATCCGCAAAACCCTTTACTATTGACGCAATTTCAGATGAAGACACTCCGGCATTTTTAGCCAATAAACCCATATTTGTAACTTGTTCACTCGTTAGAAACGTATTAACCTGCATAAGGTCATTCATTTCTTTCATAACATTAAGATTATCTTCGATAGTTATACCAAAAAGAGCGGTATTGTTTGATGCGTTTAATATTGTTTTTTCAAGACCTTCAGAAACTTCTCTTGTTTGACCCATAGACTGTCTTGTCATATCTAAAACAACATCTTCAAAAGCTCTCATAGATTCCATTATACTTGTAGGTGATATTGATTGTTTTAGAGTTTGTCCCAAATTTCTAAGTGACACATCCGCACTTCTATATCTTTGTGTAAGACCTCTAATGGCAACATCACCATCACCAATACTACTATAGAAATCTCTTGAGTCTTGTTGGGTACGTTTGGTTTGTTTACCCAACTTATCAAGTGCTTTTTGTTGTTCTTCTATCTGTTCAGTTAGTCTTTTAATTCTTTCTTCTTCTGATTCCGCCATTTTACTTTTATTTTATAAATAGTTACTTTTTACTTTTACTCTGTTCGATAATTTTTCTCTTTTCTTCGAACTCATTCGCCAGTTTATTTATAAAATATTTTCTTTCATATGTGGGCATGGTAATACTATCCGTGTAAGTCATATTAAGTTCCTTACACAGATAGTAAATTTCGTCCAATAATATTGCGCGGTAATCAGAAGAAAGGCCGAAAAAACTCCGCCCCAAAGGTGACTCTAACTGTCAACTCTTCTCCTGACGGGGCTATTACTTTTCGACGTAAATCCAATTTGGGTTCACAGTCTAATATATTATTTTTAATGAATTTCGAATCCATCATCGGTAAGTTGTTAACGAATTTGGCAATAGTTTCTCTATCATCATTTCCGTCAACCGTTACGATTATTTTTTCAAGTCTTTTGGTTGCAATTGGTACTATGGTACCTTCTGGATACAAATCCATCAACTTATTTAATTCGTTGTTTTCTCCGATACTTAAAATTTTACACTCAACAACGCTGTTTGTTTTTGGTAATTTAAACTCAAAATATCCTCTTGAATTTGGTTCAAACTTTGGTTTGATTATATCTAGTTCATCCAACAATACTGCCCTTGAGAAGTCCTTCCCTGTTTTTGGGTCTTTTAAATTAAAATTATATTCGGGTCCAAAAGCGGTGTTTCTTAAAAAGATTAATAAAGCTTCTGCGTCTCCCTCCAACAACTCATCAACATTAACGTCTGGTTCATAAATTTTATTCTTTAACAATAATGTTATAATACTATCGTTTTTTGATGACGTTGATATTATAATATTTTCATCTTGTGCGGTTAAGTATCCAACCTTAAAAGACTTTTTTTTGTGTGAATAAAATTTTCCTCCCGATGGTAACATTACCACATCGTGTGGTAAATTGAAATCCATTTGTCCGTATATTACTGAATTATCCATTAGATATATAAAAAATAACCATAGGAACTTAATCCTATGGTTAAATATAATCTTTTATATTGAAAACTAAATACTATATTAGTAAACAAGTATACATCTATCGGGTCTCAACTGAGCCGTAATAGTTGCCAATCCGTCTTCACCGTATCCCAAAGAATCGAAATTCACGTCTGTTAGGAATGTTCCTTGTAGAATCCACTTTTCAACCGCGACACCTGTGGGATCCAAAAGTTCCAAATCAATGTCTTTTTTATAACCCGCAGCGTATCCCATACGACCTGTAACAGACTCAGCGGTAAGTCTAACCCACTCCATAAGAGCCTGAGCAGCTGATGGACCTATCGGATCTCTGAAAGTTACATTGATTGTTCCCCAAGTGAATCTTCCTGCAACATATGTTGATGTATTCAAGAAGGGAATTTCAGTCGCACCGATTGTGATTTGTGGTCTTGAAGCTGATTCAACATACCAAGAATTTATACCCAAAGAAGATGGAAATGTTATAACAAATCTATTCTTCCTTTTGGGTTCATATGGAACCGGCATTTTCATTAATAAGTCTGCCATTTTTTTATTTTTTTTTCTGTTTATTTAATTATAAATATATTGAACAAAGTTTTTCTATTTACTTTTAAGAGTTTGATTCTAAAATCATATTACTAGTCCGGAACTTAAACCTCTTTTTTAATATCACCTTTAGTTAAATAAGTTTTTACTGGTTTATTTTCATCACCATATTCTTTATCTAAAAAAGATTTTATATGTTCTATGTTTTTTGGATCATCATCTGAAAATCCTATACTAGGTATAAAATAATTTTTTACATCATTTTTAAATAAAGCCGGAACTTTTAGTTTACTACTCAGTTCTTTAACATATGTGATAAATTCTTTTAACGCACTTATTTTTCCTTCTTCAGGACTTGAAGCCGAACCGGTTCTATATGTCACCGGATGATATTTACACATATTTAAATAATCGTTTATAAGTTTTCGTTTTTCTTTAAAACCCTTACCCGACAACTTTTTAAACTTTTTTAAATTTTCGAACAATAAATTTGAGTCAATTCCGTTGTGATTTGACATTATAAAATTGAACACGGAATCTTTTAAGACACTTGGAGTATGTCCTCTAGCCGTTATAATTGCAAAGATAGAACCGCTATTAATACACTCGACAAAGTCATTCCAAGAAGGTCCAGGTTCCGCCAATAAAGAATCTATTATAAATCTCTTATCACCAAACTCACCAAAAAATTTGAACGGGTTATCTCCATAATCGACAACAACCTTACCGTTATACTCGAAAGGTTTTTTTCCTATGATATGTCGATACTCCGCAAAATCTTCAGTAGTCATTCCAACATCAGAACCATTTTCATCTACTAAAATAATTTTTGTGGGCATCTTGACAATATTGTCGTCCCAATCAAACGCATAATATTTTAATTTTAACGAATCATCATTTTCGTTTTCCGATAAAATAAAACTGCGTAAATTATGTTTAATAGACTCCCTAAGATTCATAATATTAGTTTGAAAGTTTTTCAATCAGTCTTTCTAATTGTGATTCTGTAATAATAATTGTCTGAGGTTTTTCAGAATATGTTTTTCTTTTCGATGTTTCTCTGTATGAGATACTTTCACTTAAGACCTTTTTTTTAAATTTCATTTTTTTTATAATTTTAATATAATTTTATAATGGGGGGAACAAAAAGTCCCCCCCAATCATATAAATATTAGATATCCTCAAATGACGCACCTGTTGGTGTTATTAAGAATTCTATGTCTATAAATTCTAATGCTCTTGTTGGCTTCAAATAAATTTTACCAACAAGTTGGTTAGCATCCAAATCTTCAGGTGTGTTTTGAACAACAACTCTGAAATCTGTTAAACCTCTATCTCTTCTGATTGAATCTAAAATTGGGTTAACGGAATCCAAGAATTGCTGTCTAACCTGTTCATCGTTTTGTTCGAACAACAATCTAACGGCAACTGCTGATATTAATTTTCTAGCCTGTAACAAAAGTCTTCTAACATTAATTCTGTTAAGAGCGGAATCTCTAACCTGTAATGTTTTGTTACCCCATATTAATGTTCCAACATCAGAGAAAGTAGCAATTGGATTAATTCTATCTTTGTATAGAGTATCTCTATCTTCTTGGTCGAGTTTTTTACGAGCCTTTATACCATTAACAATACCTCTTGTATAACCCGCAGATGCGAACCAAGGGAAAGCAATATTATCTGTTAACGCTAAGTTACGAACGACCTCGGCTGTCGGTGGAATATATATTTGAGTGTTATTTACACCATCTCTTGTTAATATCCAAGGATAATATGTTCCTGTATAGTTGGAGTCTATACCTGTTTCTTCCAAATTATCAACAACCTCATCAGGTCTTATAAAGTCAGTTTCAAAACTTGTTGTTGTGTTGACAAACATATTGTAGTCAGGAGTTGTACAGATATATAGAGAGTCTGCTCTATCTGTTTCAATCATATCTATAGCTTCCTCAACCAAGTTTGAATTGTTAACGTAATCAATACCGGGTGTTACAAACAAATTGATATTGACGGCTTCGGGGTTTGCGAATGTGTGTTGACCCCACAAATATGCGTAATAATCAGTATTACCCCATCTTTGTTTATCAGGGCCTGTAATTTGTTTGAACGCTCCCCATCCGGTTGCGTTTGGATATGATATTGATGTTGCTGCTCCTTTATTAAATCCAGCAGCACCTAAAACGAATCTATCGCCGTTTGTTCTGTACTCTCTGTAGATATCCCAACCATCAAAACCACCATAAGGTAATAAAGTGAATTTTCTTGACTGTAATCTGAAGTATGGATGTTCTTCATCTGAAGGCTCATTTCTAAAATCTGCCTCACCAACAACAAACATACTATCACCAGATGTCACATAATCAGAGCTTACTGTAACAACTGTAGCCCCTGAGTCTAAGTGGAAACCTGGTGTCATTGTGGACCAATTAGTTGATTCTGTTGCGGTTCCTAAATTTGTTGGGTTTTGTTTTCCCTTATATTGTAAGAAATCAACATCGATACCAACAGCATCCGATATTCCTAAGAATACCTTTCTTATCTTATCTCCACCACTTATTGTTAAATTATCTCCACCACCACTACCAAACAATGGGTCATAAATAACATCACCCGCTTGATAATATTTTGTTTTATAAATTAACTTAGGTGATTTTCTTGAACCGTATTGTCTTGTAACATATCCTGAGAACCCTGAAGGTAATGCATCTACCGGTGCCTCTTCATTGAGTTCCAACATAACATATTTAGATTTTAATTCAAAATCACCATTTGCAGTACCAACCTTTTTGCCGACATAATTGTTTAAAGACGGATCCATTGTACAATTGGTGAACTTTTCTATAACAACAGGATTTGCATCCGTGTCAAAAAAGTCTCTAACTAAAATATCAAATGTTAAATTATTGAATGAAATATTTGCAATCGAAATTTTAACTTGTGTATTTGCGTTGTTACCATCTGAAATGGTGATAAACTTAAATAAGTTATAAACCTTATCACCTCTTAGTTCTGAAACAACATAGGGGGTTTCAGGTGTTTGATATCTGTCTAAATACCAACCGATACCTGTGTTGTCGGTATCTTGTCTTGCACCATTTAATGGTAATATCTCACAGTTTAGACCTCTAATTTTTCCTTGTAAATATGCGTCTTTTAATATTGAATCGTATACTTCTTCAACAAAAACAGGAACCTCGTTCTTTGGTTTTGAGAAGTTTGACTTTCCAAAAACTTTTGTTAAATAATTTGTTTCTGAAATATCTAAAGATGTTCTAAATGAAAAATCTTCTCCGTCTTTAGTTGTTCCTTTTATTACAAATGTTTCATAGGGGTTACTGGTTATACCAGAATATTCACTACAATCTATAGTTAAGTCTTCAGGATTTTCAACCTCATAAACAGGGCCATCATCAGAACCATATGTTGCGATACCTCTTGAACGTAATGTTGCAATTACCATATCGTTATATTCGGTATATGCGGTAGCCTCATAATTTGAACCGTAGACCTCAAAAGTTCCCGAAAAATTATCACTACCATTATCTGTTAAATTAACAAATCTAATACCAAAAGACTGACCAAAATATTTTGCCTCAGTATTATCATAATAGAAAAGAGAATGATACCACGAGTCGTTTTGTCTTGAAGATAAATCAGACAATGCAAAATTAACATTATCAACATTTAAAACGTTGACGTTTTCTGTCATAGAAAATCCATTTAAACCATCTATGTTGTTATATGTAATATAAGGACAAACTCCCCAAAAATATCCTTTATTTTGATATTCATCGGGTGTTGTTGAATCATAACCGTTAATTAAATCATTTATAATGTTTTTAATATCTTCTTCTATTGTACTTGATGAACCATTAAATACCGTATATGATTGGTCATATCTACCATCAAGGAATGATTTAAACCCATCAAGTTCGGCATCATCGGTAATGATTATAGAATTTGAATTATTTTTTTGACCACTGAAGTTTATGATATAACCACCAACTAAAGTAGTTGCTTCTGTAGTTGAACCGTCAACTTCAGCTATAACACTAATTGACCAAGATGGTCCAGCATCGTAACCTGATAATCCTAAGACACGAGTTACAAATAACTGATTTGATTGTTGTAAATATGCCTTTGCGATGTAAGCAGCTTCATATTTAGGGATTTGTGTGTTTACGTATTTGGTAGGATTTGTACCTCCAAAATATGTTTGGAATTCATCAAAATTTGTGATGAATATTGGCTCAAAAGCCGGCCCAGTTAGTGTTTCACCAACAATACCTAATGTTGTAACACCCACACTCTGAGCAACAAAACTTAAATCTCTTTCGGATGTATAAACACCAGGAGATACGAATACTTTGTTAGATGTCGCCATATTATACTAATTTTTTACTTTGTTTTATTTTTTTTATATAAATATTGAATAAAAACTCAAAAAACTATAATTAAATAGAATTATAATAATCTACACTGAGACTTAATCGAGGATTTTTTTTGATTATCAATTTTTGTTATAGATATGGTTAAAGTATCGTTGGTATTAATTTGTGCATCACTAATATCTACACCGATTAAATTTCCGTTTATAAAAACAGAATACTCTAAAATATTTTTTTTATTGGTAAATGTAATATCCACCTTATAAGGATACACCTCGCTAAGAGTAGTAACACCCGTGTTGAATACTATATCTAAATCGAATCTATCAGGATTTTGATTTGAATTTGTTTTTTTGGATTTTTTCTTTGTCTCGTCTATTTCATAAAGAGCCAATGCTCTTGTTATTGCGGGTACCACCTCAAACTCATCTTCATCTAAAATAAAACCCATCATAAGAAACTCATAATTTTGAATATAGTATTTTCTTTTTTCAAGGTCTAAAACAGATTCATCTGAAACATTATTTAAAATTATTGGAATAAAATGGCCTTTAACCACAGTATATGATTGTCTAGATGAAAACGTTTGCATAACAACCTTATTAAATTCATTAAGGTGTCTCATAGAAGTACAAAATATTTTTACATTAAAAGTAATATCAATGGGAACGGGTTGTGGTATTTTGTAAATATCTAAACCCTTTCTTTGTCCGTCCCATGTTGGTACTTTTGCATAATAAAATTGTTTTCTGTTTGGTATTGTATATTGTAAAGAAGGATTTGTCCCATATTTAACATCAGGTTGTCTAACCGTGGTTATGAATGGAGGTATAATATTTTTATCTAAATCCTGAAAATTCCATGTTTCAGTGAATTGAGCCCAATTCTGTGTAGTTATTATAACATCAATAGGATTTATTCTTTCTCCTTCTACAAATGTTTCTAAATTGTTTTTAACAAAATCTAACATACCTCTATCTAAATCGGCATGCATAATACTTTTAGGTAGATAAGTACCCTTTTCTTGAATATTTTCAAGAAGTTCCTTTCTCCTTTCTAACAATTTCTTTTCAGAAATAATCTTTAAATCTTTTTTTATTTTTTTAGGAAAAGACATTTATATTTTATAAGTATTTTTATTATCAACTCAAATCTGTTATTCCACCAAAAATGACATCATGAATGCTCCACTTCTTATCTTCAGGTTTTGGAAAATCTGGTGAATATGGTGGTACATATTTTGTTAAAAAGTATTTTGATGCAAATAGTTGGTCTTCTTCGGATAATAAACCTAAAAACCAAAAAAAGGACTGATCAAAAAAAGATTCAACATTTTTATTATAAGAGAAAAAAGAATAAAATGCAATAATTTCTCCATCAATATCAAACAAAATCCTATAATTATTGGTATAATTTGATATTGTATATGTTACATTATACTCGTCAAGATGAGAATCCAACAGTTTTTTTATTTTTGAATTTTCTTCTGTTGATTTAGACTCTTTGATAATATCTTTAATAAAAGAAAAATCTATAATTTCTTTTATTCTAATTATTTCATCGGTAAAACCACTATTTATTCTTTCAACATTTATAATTTTAACATTTTTTCCTTTATTTTTTATTGTTATCTCTTCTTCGTTTGGGTATAGGATATTATTAGATACCGTTGAATCTAAATCAATCAATTCCTTATCAACCTCTACAGTTAATAGGTATGGTATTTCACCAAGTTGAGAAAAAAAACCATTAGACTGCATAGAATTAATCAGGTTTTCTTTGTCTAAAGAATAGTGACTACCCACCAAAGACCGATTTAAATCGGTTAAGTCATTTAAAAAAATAATTCTATAGAGGATTATTTTTTTTTGTAAAGAAGATAGTTTAGATAAAATAGACTTAATAATTTCAGCAGATTCTTTTTCAGTCAATCCCATTGATTGAATTTCTGATTTAAATTTTTCTACTATTTTTTTCTGTTTCATATTCCAGTAAACTCATTATTGTTTATTGGAGAAGCAATTATTGTTCTATAGAAAGATTTAAATCCAGCATAAGTGTGTTTGTTATCATTAAAAATTCTTCCATCATTTACAACAGTATAATATCTAACTCTTGATTCCGTTTCATAATATCCAATGTAATCACCATACTCGATATCTGTACCCAACTCATCTAATGTTTTTTGATAAACAGAAACTCTTAGATTTCCAGGTTCCATCTGTGTCATCTTACTGTTTCCATAATCTTTATTTTCGGGCTGTTCAACCTGAACATAACCTCTAAACTCAATCGGAGGTAAAAAAGTCACACCATTATTGTTGGTTTCACCATATACATCATCTGTTTTTGTATTTACTTTATCAACCTTATAAAGTATTAAAACAAAATTCATATCACCCTCAAGCCATTCTCTACCCATAGAAATATCTAAATTAAAGTCTTTTTCACTAAAAAACTTATTTAATCTATTAATGGGTACTTTTTTCTGTGTCATATAAATAAATATTTACTATAAATATCTATCTTTATATGAACAACTTAACAAACACCTATGAATTAAATTTTTTTAATTATTATATCTTTATTCGGGTAGTGGTACTTGGTCGAAATAATGATATAGTTCCTCAACTTTAAGTTTTCCTGACTTTATTCGTTCAAGAATTGGTTCAATAAGTTTTGAATTAACCCTTAAAGCACCTTCAACATATTCCAAACTATCTAACGATGTGATTGAAGTTCCACGAATATCCATATTACCATACACACGTTTTAAACTATCTAAACTTTTTAAATCTTTAACT